GCAAGGATAATCCGATAGGCTTGGTCTTTCATTTCCGTTTACGAGCAGCGGAGTAGGCGATAGCAGCTATCTGCTTCCTACTCCTTTTCTTGCCCATAGGCTTTTCCTTGTTGGCTTTCGTTAGTTCGGAGATATTGGCGGCTACCGCCTTACGCATTCCCCCCTTACCCTTGGCTTTCATTAGTGGCATCTGTCTTAGGTTTAATTTTGTCGATGTATTTCTTTTCAATGTACTCAACTACGGTAAGTCCAGAATAGCCGAGTATAAAGGCAAATCCGTGTTCTGCTCCCTCAATTCCGAGTTCTACTATGTCCATAGCAATCGGAGTGAGGTAGGTAGCAGATAGAGTACCAGCACATACAGCGAGTAACCTCTGCCTCCAATCCTTAGCCCTTCCGAGTATTAAAAGAGAGCCGAAGAAACCACTTATGGCTAAGCCTAAGTTTATCCCTAAAGACATTAGATGTTGCCGTATTTCTTCAAAAGAGTTCATTGTCTATCTTTTTAACGGCACAAATATAATAAGCCTCTAATTAGCGTTTTTTCGCTCGTTATAGTCGTTGGTGTATTGTTCGTCCCAGCCTAAAAACGTATGTATCCCCACGGGAGGCGGCCACGTTTCGTATTGCTCCCAATCTGCATTGGGTTCGTTTGTCCACAGCAAGTCCACGCAGTAGGTGTTGTCGATGTCGCCCAACTCCACGCAGGTGGCATCGGGTTGCGATAGTTGATAGAAAGCCTCGAATTCGGCTTGGGTTGGGAAAGCGTATTTGCGGAAGGTAGCCATTAAGTTAATCTTGTGAGCGACTGAAGCTGTTCATTCGATAGCCTTGTGGTGTAAATTGCGGCGGCGCGGAGGCGTGAATTGATTAGGCTTGTTGTTGTCGTATCTTCAATCTTGCCTACATTAACGGTATTTAATGTGGTCGGGTATGCCGCCGATGTTCCTGAAACTACCGCCCCACCATCTAAACTTGCCGTCATTGTTCCGCTTGCGCCATTTTGTTCGTAGGCAAATGCAACTTTATGAAATCCATCGGCAGGGTTGCCCAAAGAAATAGTTGTACTTTGAATTTGCGCTCTTAACGCATTACCTGAATAAACAAGCATTATTCTATTTGATTGATTTCCATCGCTAACCGCCAAAATTCGCCTCGTACTTGTATCAGTTCGCATTTCAAACTCCGCATACAGCGTTCCTTGTGTCTGCCCGATATACCCCGATACCCCCGACACGGAGCAAACATCCGCGGCGCGGGTTGCTGATGCGGCAGTCGTGGGGATGTACGAAGTCGGGATTGCGCCTGTTTCGAGTTGTGGCAAAGCCGTAAGGAAGCCCTGCCCTGTTGATAAAGCCGCAGGTAATCGCATCAAATATGTTACAGGCGAACCCGAAGGCGATGCTCCTGTCGTTAGTCGTACCGCGACCCGATACCATCCGTTGCCGTAATTCTCAACGCTACCTGTGCAACTTGTACTTGTGCCAAGCGTTACGCCTGATGAAGCGATATTGATGACTTGAATCCAAGATGTTGTGCCCCATTGTGCAGAATTATTAAACTCCATACTCGTGGCAAAATCAACGCCATCGTACTTGAAAAAGCGGCTAATCGTGTATGTTGTACTGCCTGACAATGCGGAAGTGCTGCAAGTCTGACTTCCAAATCGAAGTGTACCACTCGCCTCATTCTTTGTTATTCTCGCGCTGTTAATGCCTACCGCAGGTGAATCGCTTACAGCCGTGTCGTACAGCACCCCTGCCGCCGCACCAAAGACCAACCCACTTGGCACCAAATTCTGCGCACTCGGCTCAATCAACGCGGCTGGGCAACCTCCGCTTATCGGGTAGTCCAAGCGAAGCAATCCCGAAGCGACCGATTCAATCAACCCACTCGCATTCACCCGCGTGGCGGTGGTCGCTCGCGTGAAGGTGAAGTCAGGCGGTGCGCCATCTCTCGCCACTCCAAGCATATCAACGCTCACAAATCCACTTGCCGTTCGGATGACAGGCGTAGCAACACTACCCTTCTCCAACTGCGGAGATGCTATGCGAATCGTGTAGTTCAACACCTGACCGCTTGCTATGGCGTGTCCATAGCGAGCCTGAATCCTATCAGCACCGCCTGTGGCTACAAGCGTTCTCGTAAGACTATACCTTGTGAGACTTGATGTAATAGCCGATAAGTCCAAAGAAGAACCAGCCACAAATGTCGTCCCTGAAACTTCTTGAATTTGATAGTTAGGACTAACTCCTGAAAGCGACCCAGACAATAAAGAAATGTATAAACTCGCAGTGTAACTCACTCCTGATGCGAATAACATATTTCCGCTTACAGGTGAAGGAGATGGCAGTTGCCGTAAATTAAAATTACCAGAAGCCAATGCCGTGCCGCTTACCGTTACGTCAATGTAGTCCACCAACGTGCCATCAGCCGCAGTCGTCTGACCGCTCGCAGAATAGGTAATAGTAATCCCAGCAGGTGGGGCGACAACACTCCAAGTTGTAGGAACTACCGAGCCAGTAGCACCTGCCATACTGTTATTTTGGATGAAGTTGGTGCGCGTATTGGGGAGTTGATTGTAAGCCACCCCGTTCCTCGTTAATTGAGGGACAATCAATATGGAAGGCTGAACCGTAGTCCTACCCCTTAAATCAAATACCCTTCCATCTAAACAGCCACCTGAAAACTCACGAGAGCCAGCATCAGCTTGCGCCCTTGCAAAAGCATCGGCATCATCCTCGGAATAGTTCCGAGTAACATGAAGAGCATTCCCATTTATGGAGAAACCAGGTATTAAAGCCATAGTTAGTTAAAATATCCAAATACATTACCTCCTGAAACATTCACCGCAGAAATAGTCTTACCATCATTAGCACGGATAATCATTCCAGTATAAACGGTAATGCCCGTTAAATTCATAGTGGTGAGCATAGGAACGCCACCACTATCGGTTAAAGTCGTGAAAGAAGTAGAGGCATTCACCATAATGGCGGTGTAAGCCTTTCCAGTAACCGAGCCTGTAACCAACTCCATTTTAGAGCCAAGGGTAGCTGCGGAAGCGGAGTATGCCAGTTTAAGGTTTAGATTGGTAATGAAGGCAGTAGCCGTAGTTCCTAATGCCACCAAATCAGTATTGGAAGCCGTTAAGGTAACGCTAACCTCCCCCTCGGCATAAATACGGACTAACGTTTCCCCAGAGGTAGGGTCAAGTTCAACGGTGATAATATCAGCATAGTTCACATAGAAAATCCTCCCATCAGCGTAGGTAAGGACAAGCTGTGAAGTTCCAAGGCTGAAAGCAGTTAATCTTGGTAATGCAGGCATCTTATTGTGTTTATGGGTGCTAAATTACGATATTCTAAATTGTTGTTTTTTCGGCTACAAAGACACAATGCTCAAAGAAGCAGCTACCGTATGGATGTTGTTTGTAGCCGTTACGTTCTTAACCCTTATGCGGATAGTATCATTCGTGGATAGAGTGGTAGCCGCAGCCAAGAACGCAGACTCACTCTTGCTACCAGAAGGCAAGACACAAGCGGCAATCCCTCCTGCCAATACCGTATTGACTTTTACTATCGCAAATTGAATGTCATCGTTGTTCGTTCCAAAAACATCCGCACCAACCAAAATAAGGAAAGGCTTGGTAGCAGTGCCAGTGTAGGTTACAACCCCAACAGAAGAAACCGAAAAGTCCGAGGTATTAACAGCAAAAGCAATCGAGCTTCCTACAATTAAGTTCGTATATGTGTTCGCCCCTGGAAAGCTCGTTTCAAAAGTACCACTCTCATCGGTAAGCCCCCAATAGCAGTAAGAAGATGCCGAGCCCACAATAGAGCTTAAAGCCACCTTCTTAGCCGAACTAAACCCTTGGGCATCAATAGCCAAAAACTCCGAGCCAGTAGTCGAAGAGGCCAAATCTAAATCCTTAATTCTTTTTCGTGCCATTTTTAGTATGTTAAAGTTGTACTACCATTCGAAGCTAAGTCATCATCCAAATTAACGGCTATCGCATTCAAATCACAAGCAGCCGCTTGATTCAAACACTTGCTATCAATACGAATGGTAACATCAATAGACAAGGAAATAATATAGTTGGCAGTATCCCAAGAGATAGAAGCCCCCTCAAACTCAGAGCGTAAAACAGTCGATATATCGTAGTCAATAGAACGAACATCTATATCTACATAGACAGCACCGATAGTGGCAGAAATTGAAGGATAAGTGCCTGTAACCTTAGCCCTAATCAACTCACCCATCTCGAAGTTACGATACTTCTTCCTCTTACCAATAACAACCAAAGTCATAGGCTGCCGAATAGAAATGAGGTCTTGGCATCCAACAAACGCCTCATCGAAAATAGGCTCACTCGTATCAGCACCACTCAAACGAATGTAGGCGATACCCTCACTCCACTCATAGTCGTTTACAACGTGCCGATACTCTCCATTGTTGCAGTAGATAGCAGGGATGATACTATCCCCATCCGGGAGCATCTCAGCAAATCCATAGTGCCGAGCTACATCGTAATCACGAAGTCTATCTAAAATGCCGTTTACGATAGTTATAATCATAACTGTATGTTGGATGCCCCATCAGGAGGAGTGGAAGAAAATATTGACTTACGAAATATCCTATCAAACCTACGAGCAAAAGACATCTGCTCCCTCTTGGTATGATCCATAAACTCCCCATACTTTTCGGTAAGCAAGCGTACCTTCTGGGCGTTCGTCTTTGGATCAGGCTTCGAGGGATTGCCCCAAGCCCAGCCAGGGCTAACACGAGTGGAGTCGTTTATCGCTATCCCAACACGGAAACTCCCTGCGGTCTTGTTCATTGCCGCTAACTGCCGAGACATATCCTTCCTCAAGAAACCCGTGTACTCAAAGTTCACAAAAGAGTTTCTAAGCCCTTGAATACCCTTCAACTCTTTATAGCCCCTTCCTAATACCATATACGGGATAGTCTTGCCCCGCTTCTTCACAAAGCCGGTAGGCTTAAACGCACTCCTCTTACTCGGCAGAAAGTTCCAAGGATAATAGGTAGCTTCCCTCGAATTATAAGCACCAAGTTTAGAATCAGAACTATCCCTGCCCTTATCAAATATCCGCTCATTGTACTCCTTATGGGTAGGCTGAGCAGACTCTAACAAGATAGTGCCTGTCATAGAATCAAGCAGCTGCTTCTGCCTCTTTAACACCAATATGAACTCGCTTATCTTCATGGGATTCTGCTCACTTGTCTAACCCTTTGTCTGCAAGAAAAACAACCAGTATCAGGCATATAGGCTTGTTCAAAATACCTCGACATATAGGCATCATACTGCTGTTGGTAATACTCTACAAGCTGAGCATTCCGCTCACGATTGTAGGAAATAATCCCATTCAGCCTTTTGGAGAACTCCATTTCCTTCATAATCAGCATCCCTGCCTTGTAAAGCAAAGGATAGCCCAACTGCCCTATATGAGCACACAGCAAGCTCTCAAAGGAACAGGCCACTTGGTACTCAACGGAAAGACCGCCAGTCCAAGAGCCACCAGATATATTCTGCTCGATAACCGCACCAGTGGTAGGTATCTCAATAGTCCTCTCCAATACGTTGTTCTGCCACCTCGAACCCCTTGAACAGCCTCCACAGCCATAGACAGGGTAAAGCCCAGTTTGGTAGGAGTTCACCGCAGTAGCGTTATACAAGAAAGCAAGGTTAAGCATCTGCCCATTACTCGTGAACTTCTTGTTCACCACAAGCCTCGATGGAGTTCCTGCCACAGTAGTTACAGGGATGGTCTCTAAAACATTCCCAGTAATCAAATCGTAAACCAAGACATTCACCGTTCCAGTGTAGTTCACCAAGAGATTAACGGCAGTAAGGGTAACGGCTATGTAGTCGGCTTGTCGGTAGCGAACACCAATTCCCCTCCAAACAGCAGAAGAACCTAATGCTTCAAGTTGCTGAGGCCAAAAACCAACTTGGCCATCCCAACTGCTCGTTAGGTAGTTCCAACGATTGTAGAGGTAAGCCAAAGACTCCGCCTGAATCATATTCGCGGCTTGGTCTATCTTCCTCTGAATGAGCGTGTAGGCGGTCTTATCTTCCTCATTAACGCCTGAATCAAGGTCGCTCATAGAGATGCCTGTCAAGTCATTGATGTATAGACCGCTTGAAGGAGTTTCAGGGTCGCACAAACCCCTAATACCAATTACGTTATTCCAACAGTTCATAGGGCAAATTTAACATAAAAAAAGGGGATGCTTTTCAGCACCCCCTCGTCATCACATACTAAGTCTTCTTAGTTATTCACCAAGCCCCTAAAGATGTAGTTTACATCACTCAAAGCATCGGTAGCGAAGAACATATCATCAGGCATTCCAACATACTGGAATGCTAAGCCAAGGAAGAACTTCCATTGGTTACAGTCAAGTTGAGCGTAGTAATCGAACTCCAAACCAGTTTCAGGGTCAACGATAGTGCCCTTCTTGATGGCTTGGTCGTTAATCACACGGATACCATTAGCACCCTTGAACGCATTGTAGCGGATAAGCTGAATAGCACCTGGGGCGAAGAACGCGAACTCACCAGCACCGAAAACAGAATCAGCCTTTGGCTCGAAGAAGAAGTACATCTGAGCATCCGAACTCATCATCGACTGAAGGTCAACGTTCAAAGTAGCGCAACAGCTGTTACGAACAGCAGTCATGTACTTATGAGACAACTCACCACCCACAACGATAGGCCTATCCCAACCCTCTGCCAACTGATATTGGTAGGTTACATCGGAAAGGTACTCATCCAAGTACACACCAGTAGTGCTGTTTTTAGTACTTGTGGTAAGCAAGTTTCCGACAACTGTGCTACCATGACCCACGGAGTAATTACCGAAGTTAGCACTAATAAAGCTAACGGCCTCGGTGTTCATGTAACGCTTAATAGCCTGCAAGTGGTAAGCCACCTGCCGAGCAACATAGTTCTCATCGGCCTCACAACGAGGAGCGAGGTCATCCAAAGAGAAAGACCATCTGCGAGAAACACCAACCGTAGGGTCAATGTTGTAAAGAGTTTGAGTTTCTCCGTAAGTAGGCCCAGCAGCACAATTCAACTCAGCAGAAGCCTGCGTGGTTTGAGTATCCGACATACGGGGCTGATACACAACCTCAACAGCGCGATAGTGGCCGTTTCCGGTGTCAATCTGACGTTGCAGGATTCCCTGCTCATTCATGGGCGAGGTAACAGCACGAAGGGTGTTAATGTGCCCTGGGAACATTTGAGGGTCTCCTTTGAAGTAGCCCTCCTCAAGACGACCTTGAAGGTCTGGACAAGAAATAAAATCACTAAAAGAATAAGACATTTTGTTAGATATTAAAAAGGTTTTTCGGTTACTTAATGCCTAACCTCAGAGCACATTTGGCACTTACTGTCTGCCAGACACAGCGTGTCGTTATTTCTCTTGCTTCAAAGCCTCGAGGTGTCCCGAAAGCCTTGGGTGAGCATATCTTTTTGGGGCTTCTGGTGAAGGAACTCTAACACTTGACGTGGTAGCCTTGCCTCCAGCATCCCCTGCTTTCTTTATCAACCCAGCTTTATCAGCCTCCAAACGATAAAGTTCCTCCGCAGTCAAATACCCTGTCCCCTTATCGTTCTTAATCTGATTGCCGTTTTTGTCCGTTACAATCAACTTGTCATCAGACATCGCAAAGATATACTTTTCTTTAATATCCATTTCAAAGCCCCTACGCGCATATTGGTTGGCTAAGTCGCTCCAAGGAATAGAATTTTTAACCCTCTCCACGTTAATATTGGTTACATATTCTTGGAAACGAGTAGCAGAAGAAGCCTCGGTTTCAGCTAACTTTTCAGTCAAGCTCTTCGATAAATCCTCCTGCTCAGTAACACGTCTTTTGGCCATATCCAACTGCTCACGAAGCTCCTTTAACTCTTGCGGAGTATCAGCGTTTTTAATCTGCTTTTGAAGGTCATCAATCAAGGCCTTGTTCTTAGCCTCGGCAAGCTCAAACAACTCGGATAACTTCTTGCCCTTAACCTCGTCCTCAGTCAAGCCAAATGAACGCTTGAACTTAGTCTCCAAAGCACCGAGCGTCTTGCCAGTAACCTTGTTGCGGATATCCTCATCATCCGCAGCTACCTCGCGGCTAACATACTTCTTAGCCAAT